CATAAATCCATTTCAAGTGCGAAGTCGCACTCTCCAACGTGTATAGCTGAATACACGCCCCGGTAAGACCGGGAAAGCTACTCGCAGGTTTCAGTCATGACCTGCGTTGACGAACCAACCTCCGTTAGGAGAATGGTGTCCACCCGACCTTGAAGGATAATTCGGGGGAACGTGGAGTGAGGTTCCCTTTGGGGTCCCTCACTCTTCTGTCCCGACCCTTTCCTGCAAGGTACAGTGCTGCTGCAAACTGAACTTCATAGGCAAACCCTTCCCACCGGACCCTTGTGAGGGCCCGAGGTCGGTACACCTTGAGGTATCGTATGCAGTTACCCCGCTCTCTCGTGTGCCAACGGGACTCGTCGTCGTGTACGACGATGTCCCCAAGCTCGGCCGGGCCTCGACAACTCCGAACGTCGTTCGGTATATTGTCCAAAGCCCTAAACCAAGTACGCCGAAGGTCAAACCAACGGCGAGGAGCACGAAGGTCCTGGCAAGCCAGCCTTCGAAGCCCATTGGCAAGTGCGATCCAGTCTTCTGGTCCATTCGGAAATTCCTCAATGTAATATGGCCTCACGGCCACTCCATTGTAGTAATCCGATCCGCACGATTCACGAAATGCGCCTTCTTTAAACGATTTATCCGGATTAAGGGAAAAACCGAAAAATTCTAGCGCCCTCTTCACATCGTTGTAGGAGCTCGACGGTATTATTATATCGTCACCGTACACGTAAACGTTATGTTCATCGTGATCGGCTTGACATTCTGAACTTATGGCCCAGAAGATCAAGGTCTCTAACTCAAACGTGAAGCCATTACCCATACTGGAAAACTTCTCCAGATGCACCCAGCCACCATCGACTTCCGTCATTGGCGATCGCAGGGCATCCAGTACTTCGTACCAGCACGGGGGCAGCAAGAGCTTAACCAGAGCTCGAGCCACCGTGTCAGAAGCGGAGGATAGGTCAATTGTACACCACTTACCGGTTAGCGAACCTTCACAGGCAAGCTTCCCATGCAATTGGTGACCATGGTCAAGGTCAATTCCGGTTACCCGGAATAGTCTCTTTCTGATCTCCTGGCCTACGGCCAGTTGATAAGACCCATTAAGCGATGGTTCCTTACCGCATGAGCGGTCGGTCATTGCTGTCTTGGGAACCGTGAAATACGAGTTGCCTCGTATCTCTTGACCCTCCAGTCCTAGTGCAGCGTGAGCTCGGCCCCATGCAGTTCCCAACCAGGGACTGATGAAAGGCCAAGCACTAGGGGTTAGGGTGATAGCTGATGTGAGCTTATCGGGCACCGTAGTGAAGTTAGCCCGGTCACTCTGCGTCGCTCCAGGACCTAGTCTTGGGACCAGTTCGACCGGCGGTTTCGCACCTAGAACGCCCCATACCTTTTTACGCAACCGACCAATAAAGTCGATTACGCGTTCGTCGGGAGGCACCTTGAAAAGGGCCTCTCCGATAAACGGGCTGAGTCGTCGGTTAGTGACAAAACACTGCCGTTCTGCTTCCCACCATTTATCCAAAGCCGCCTTGCGGCGATCTTGGTCGATGGGAAGATCCGCACATTTCCTCAACATCTCGGTAGCAGAAGCTGCCCCGTAGTACGTCTCGGAGGTGTGATAGTGGAGCGGATTGCAGCGCAGCTCTGCGAGCTGTCGCCACTCACCATGGCGTATCAGGATGGTTACCATCAACGACCGCGGACACGCAAGTCCTTCCATTGCGGATAGGACTATGGCTATTGCGTCTTGCATAAAGCCAACCTCTCTGTGACTGTAAGTTTGGTAACTCAGAGTTCCCGTTGGGAATTACTGAGCCGAATAACCTTCCGAGACGCACGCCTTAATAAGCGCGCTAGCGAAGAGGTTACCAAACTGTGCAGCGAACTCGGCCAGATCGGTGTTCTTCATCCCCTTGGGGACCGTGAAGTCTGCACCGGCCATAGCCTTGTTCACCACACTGGTCAGAGTGGTAGTCGTGTCAGTAGCGATCTGAGGGTACACGTACGTAGCACGGCCGCGTCGCTCCTGTCCGTTCGGGGAATCCCGAAAAGACAGTCGAAACTCGGGCATGTGCTGCGAAGCAGTACCAACCGTCTCGTTCCGCCAGATTGCGGGGACAGTTTCCCCTGCAGAAGGTGACTTGCCAGTGTACACGACGTCAGTCGTGTTATTGGCGGCCTTCACTGTGATGTTTGCCATATTGGGCATAAAACTAACTCCTTAAAGGAAACATAGCACAAAAGGATGCTTTCTGTTTATTGCGAACACGGTGGTCCTAACGGCCCTTGATCCCCTTCTGGATCAAGAGAGAGATTGCGTTAAGCGCTCTCTGCCATGGCATGTTCACACTAGGACGGAGCATCAGATTGATAGTTGGGAGCGATCCCACTTGTCTTCTGAAGCTTTCGCCCCTACCGTTGCCGATTAAGGCAAATTCCGGTCTTTCGGACCAGTGCGGTAAGAGCATGTTATATTCATCTATGATCTTAGTGCCAAAGTGTGGATTAATCACCTTAACACCGTGATAGCCATTGTATTGGCCGATGAATTCATCAAGATTAAAAATCCAGTTCGCAACGAAGCTCCATGGAATAATCTCGTATAACACCGGAAGGGGGTCCGTTAACCCCAACCTTTGCGCGACATCCATTCCTGGATTGTCGACCTCCAGAAACGCGGCTACATAGCATTGGAAGCGAGTCTTGTGGACAAGCTTACCGTTGCTCGCAAGTGGTACCGTTAAGGTATCTTGCAATGTAGCACTCCCCCGGGCAAGCCCGTAAGGGAAGGGTCCGTTAAGGACCTTAACTGCGTTCTGTACATCGGAAATCATAGGCATCCAACCAAACGAGATTTCGAGCTGAAGGGCGCTAAGCCCTCTAGCCCGGTCCCGCACGGTCTGCTTTTTGACTCCGAGTTCCTTGGCGACATCACCGAGCCTCCCCTTACGGAGAGCTTTGATTATTCGCCAACCTTGCTGCAGGCGTGAGCCAATCATATCGATAGCTTGTTTCTGCTGCACTAACGTCACACCTAGTTCAGCCGCCTCACCACGCTTGTCGTTGAACCTCGAAAGGGCCTTCGACAAACAGGTGTTAGCGCGGTCCGTGAACCAGGGGACGAAGGGGTCTCCGCTCGTACTGTCCATGACAGTATAAGGCCGCCATTGAGCTTGGAAGCCGGCTGATGCACTGCCTGTGGCAGACACGTTACCGGCTCCGTCAACGACGGCGGAATCCACCCGGAGAGTATAGAAATTCAGAGGAAGGTTGTAAGGCCTCTTCTGTCTATACCACTGACTTTCCAGCCACACTTTCGTGACTGAATCGTTAGTGCCATGTTTCTTGATTACCTGCCGCAGTCGCGGTCCCGTGATAGGGTTCATCACACTTCCTTTTTGAGAAAGGCAACTCACCCTAGCGACGAGAACCACCTTTGATAGGTTTTCAAAGGACTCGCTAGGTCCTAGTCACTCCCACCC